GGCGGACTCGGCGGCGGACCTGGCGGACCCGGCGGCGGACCTGGCGGACCCGGCGGCGGACCAGGCGGACTCGGCGGCGGACCAGGCGGACCTGGCGGCGAACCTGGCGGCGGACCGATCTCCCTTGCCTTCAAGCGCGGCGACGGTTTGCTCGATTGCCGCGACTACCTCAGCCCGCACAGATTCGGGCCATTGGCCGCTCAGGGGCAGGCACTCCTCCTTCAGCCGCCGGATTGCGAGGCGATCCGCAAGGCCATCGAAGTCGGCGCCCACGGGAATCGCCGAGAGGAACCGTTCAGGCCAGAGCTTTGCCTTCTCTATTGGGAGGCCCTCGAAGATCCCGTCCTCAAGGTGTGCCAGCCACTCTGGTATCCCCCAGCGCTCGGGATAGAGATGATGGCCGCCTTCGGGGTCATGGGTAAGGCACCCCACGGCGCAGAATTCGCGCCCGCCGTTCTCCTTGTAGTAGAGGCCATGAACGAACTCGTCGGCTTCGCGCCCGAGCCGGGCCAGTTCGACGGTGCTGTCCTTGAGGTCGGAGTCGCCGTGGTAGGCGCGTAGTTTTGTCGCTGTCTTGCTCATCTGGCTTTCCTCTCTTGTTTCAGGTAGTCATACACAGTCGCCCGCCGCTTGAAGCCGAGCAGCCTAGCTGCTTCGGCCAGGGAGACTTCGGGGTGCTTGTCAGTGGCCTTGAGCAGGCGCCCAATGCGTTTCTCTGCCTGGTTCTTGCGAGCGGTCGAGCGGAAGCGCTCGGTCCCGGCGTTGCGCAGTTCCTCGCGCAGTTCCTCGGCGGTCATTCGCCCGTGGCCGCAGTCTCGTTATAGACGTAAAGGACGGCCTGGATCTTCCCTGGGCAGCGCCCGCCCCCGGGTTGTTCGTGCCGAGGCCCAAGATGTTTGTAGCGGTCGTCCTTGCCGCATTCTGGGCAGAAGCGCAGCGTGACCTCCATGGGTGGGAACCAAGCCTTCTTGCGGACCATCACTGGACAAAACCACCGGAAGGTGAACATCGCGCAGTCTTCCTCCCCCGAAACCGTATACGAAGCGGCTTCACGGGCGCCACAGTTCCTCGCAAGAGCCGCCGATCGCCACCGGGATCATCTGCTCCAACTCGCCAGCCTCCACCAGGTGCAGCGGCTCCACGGGCTCTCCCGCGATTCGTTCCATGGCAACCTCATGCACGAGCGAGTCGTGAGCCGGTGGCACGAGCCCCGGCGGGTAGCAGGCATTGAGGTGAGAGCAGATGCCAGCCGCGTCTCCGAGCGCCGAGCGCCAGGCGATAGCCTGCCCGTCCCGCGTGTCGCAGACGTTGAAGCCGCCCTCTGAGTCTTCGGCTATGAGGAAGTGGGGGCTCATGGCTTTGGCCCAACGATGTCCTCGACCGCTACGTAGATTGTGGTTGGCTCGCGCCCATTATCCCGCTCGGCGAAAACAGGTACGTGGGTGACGCGCTTCTCGTAATCAGTCAGCGGCGGCCCGTTGACGGTCCCCGTGCTAATGCCGTCAACTTCGTCGGAGACGGTGGCGGTGCAATCTCGGAAAGCCAGCCGAGTTCCCATCTTGTAGGAGCGCTCGCTCATCGATCCAGAGCTCCTACCCCGCCCGTGTAGCGCTCAGCCCCACCTGCATCTGAGACCCGGTAGCGAAACGAGCCGTCCTCGAAGACACGGACGATCTCAACGCAGGGACGCCACTTGTCAGGCAGCGGGCCCCACTTGGTGGCGGGGAAACAGCGTTGGGCGCTTGGCTGGCTGTGGCCAGAGGACATAGCGGTAAAGGCAATGGCGAAGGCGAGCGCCGCTGCTGCAGCGAAGGCGACGAGAGCGATCCAAGCCAGGACTTCGTTTCGGCGGTTCATGGGGCGTCCCCGTAGCAGATTACGGTCTGCACGGCGCGTCTCCTCTCATGGTGCATCACTCCTCAAAGTACGCGGCGATCTCCTCAGGAGTCGCCTCGCGGATCGAATCAGTATCGGCTCCGGTAACCTCTCCGCCCGGGAACTGCCGGGCTGCTTCGAGGACCGGGCCCCCAAGGCCCGAGAGGCCCTGCCCAAACTCCCGTGCGACCTTCTCCGGGTCCCACTCGGACTCAATGAAAAAGACTACGCCCAGCGCGAGCTTGTTCCGCGTAGGTGCAGTGCTCATGGTGTCTCCTCTCATGGTGTACGCCTACCGTACACTACCGTGGGCACAGTGTCAAGCTGCCTTCTCCGGTTAATCGCATGGCGAGGGGCACAAGAACTCACGTTGCGCTATACTGTTTTCAATCCGCACCCGGGGGACAATGAAGACCGGGCTCTGGGACCGATGACCCACCAAAACGGAGCGTAATCGTCGGCCACAAGGCAATGCCGCGGCCCCGGTGGAATGCGGGGTCATTTTTCTGCCCGACGCCCGACGCGCTTGCCTCATCCCTTCACTGGCTTGGCGCGTCGGGCCTTTAGGTTCGCTTCTCTTGGCTCGTGAGATGCCAGCGCGAGCAGAATCCGCAAAGGTAGGCTCGCTTGACTGCGATCTTCCTCGACTCCCTTGAAGCTGCGCCGAGTGCGTCGCCCTTCGTTGCGTAACCCAGCTTCTTGGTCGTCTCGCACCGCTTGCGCTTCGCCTTCGGCGGCTGCAGGGCAGGTTGGATGCGCTTGCGCTGCTTTCGCCTCGCCGAGCTCACGATGCTCCCTCCAAGGCTCCGAGGATCGCCCCTCGCAGGGCCTCGTCCTCGACGTGCAGGTAGCGCTGCGTCGTCGCCAGGTTGGCATGGCCCAGGGCGAGCTGCACCTGGCGGATATCGGCGCCGCCGGAGAGCAAGCGCGTGGCGTAGCTGTGGCGCAGCATGTGCGGGTTCACTGGACAATCGCGGTTGGCATCGTCGAGCTTGTAGACGCTGGCCGTAACCGAGAGCCGGGCCAGCATCGCCCGGACGTAGCGACCGGAGAGCTGCTGTCCGGCCAGGGTGCAAAAGAACCAGCGCGACTCGGGCCTCACCGCAGCCCAGCGCTCGAAGGCATCCCATGCTGCAGAGGGGATCGGCAGGTTGGCCCGGTCCTTGCCTCCCTTTCCCCGCCGCACCGAGAGAGTCCTTGTCTTCGAGGCTATGTCACGCTCTGAGAGGCCCTGTACGTCCCCGACACGCAATCCGCAGTCCCACATCGCGTAGAGGACCGCCCGGTTGCGACGTCCCGTTAGCGAGTCTCCTGTGGCTTCTAGGAGCTTGGCGAAGTCCTCAGCCCTGATCGTGCGAGGTAGGCGCTTCATGAGACCGCGGGCGCCGTCGCCCACAGGAAGTCGGCGACGGGAGTTGAGCCAAGCCCAACGATTCCAGCCCAACGCTCGAAGGCCTGGCAGGCGCAGACGTGGCGCGCCATTTCAGCGCTGATCGCACCCGGCTCACCTCGCCCCTTGTCGATCACCTCAATGAATCGCCTCTCGCTTGAGTCCCACGCCCTTGCAGTACAGCGCAGCATGTGCTCAGCGCTCAGCATGAGAGCACGTAGTGGGTGGCATCGGGACGTCCGTCCTTGCAGGCCACGGGCTTCACGTCCTCGTCAATCGACCAAGAGCTACTAATGCCGGTCATGTGCTCGCGGTTGACGACTCGCTCGATCTCCTCGTTCGTCACGTAGCTCCTGGCGCAAACCAGGGCGTTGACGATGCCGATATGCAGTACGACGACATCGGGCAACGAGGCCCAGTCCTCGGCCGTCTTCTCAGTGTCGGGGATTGCCTTCATCTCTCGTTCTCCTCTCAGGGTTGAAGGGCTAGAGCGTCAGCCCGAAGGGCTTCAGCTACAGGGCTAAGGCTGTTGTGCCGAAGGCTGCTGGATACCGCACCGCCTGCACGCACGCAGTCACGCCCGCGCGTAGGGCACCACGTAGGGCAGTTCATCTCTCTCCTCTCGTCGAGTACCGGTTCTGCCTAAAAGCGGTACTACCGTAGTGCCTGAGCCCCAGGCTGTCAACGTTTCCGGTACTCAATCAGCCATGAGCTGAAATCCCAAAAGCCCCCGCCTGGATCATGCGTAGGGGGAGGGGAGTGGGGCTTTCCCTGTGGCTGTGTTTTTAGCTATGGGCCGTCCCTCTGTACAAATCCTAGTTTCTCTAAGCCCTTGTGGGCACAACGTGCTAGGGTCTCGCCTGCGTGCGCCCCTAGCTCAGATGCCTCGGCCTCCTAGGAATGGCCGGAAAGAGTGGGTTGGGTTCATGGTCCAGCCAGGTCGCGGGATTGGGCAGCCCGCGGGGCGCTGCCCCTAGAACGTATTGACATTACGCCGGGGGCTCAGCTAAAGATCAGCGAGCAGCGGCCCTAGCTTCTTCCCGGCTGGCGCCGCTGCACCGGACCTCGCGTCTCTCTCTCTCTCTCTGTGCCCACAGGATCTGCTAGGGTCCCGGCCGTGGCAGAGAGCATGGGTAAAGAACTTCGCCGCCTCCAAGCCGACCTGGCTGAGTGCTACCGGCTCTCTGGGGCTGATTCCGATGGGGCTCCAGATGCGATGCTGGCCCCCGAAGCCGTAAAAGAGGTCCGGCGCTTGCGCGGGGAGGCCGATGAGCTTGAGAAGCGCGTCGTCGAGCTCGAAGGAGGGATCGGTGGCTGGGGCGCAGATCACCGGGCAGAGGCGCTGAAGGCATTGAGCCGACGTCTCCCCGGCCGCGTGGGCAAACCCGAATCGACGGTAGCTCCTGATTACGGAGCGGCCCAAGTCCACGCCTCTCTCGCTATAGCCCAAGGGCAAGAGCGGGTGGCGGAGGAGATCAGGGCGTTTCGCGAGCTGATGGGGAGGTCGGCGCGATGGCTTGGGTCGAGTGCTCCGCCGACCACCCCGATGCCGTGCCCTTCTGGAAGGACGATCCGTATGCCTAGCCCCTCCACACATCAGGACAGCCGGGAGGTGCGGGAGATTGAGACTCGTTCTCGACGGCGTATACGTGAAGCCGTCGAGAGCAAGGGCGGCACGGTTCTCGCAATCCGCTGGGAGCCGATTCGCCACGAACCGAACCTCGGCCCGGTAGGCGGCTGGACCGTTGAAGCCGAGCATCCCTACCAGCCGAATCCATCGGTTCCGATGGAGGCTCTTGGCTACAACCTCGCCGAAGTGCTTGAGGAGATCGCTGGTTGGCCCGTAGGAGGCAAAGACGTAGGAGGTGGTGAGGGTGGTTGATGCGATGGTGCAGATCGAGATGCCGCGGTCGGTCGCGGAGTGGGTCATCCGCGAAAGCGTGGAACGGCTCGGTGGCCCCTGCGAGACACCGGACTGCGAGCGCTGCGCTCCCCGGCGTGTGGCCCGCGCCGCCTTCGATGCAGCCTTGGAGTTTGACGATGAGTAGCGCACACGAGAAGGTGCCGGAGGAGTGGCCCACCTGCGAATGCGGTTGTGGGGAGCCCGTCCCGGCTGCCCCGCATTCGCATCGTGCCCGCGGCCTCGTCAAAGGTCAGCCCCGTCGGTTCGTCCACGGTAGGAGGTGGTCAGGGGTGAGCGGCGAGCGAACGCAACTCGAAGATGAGGTTTACGCGGCGATGCAGCGCTGGCCCGAATTGGATTCCCGCCGGACCGAGTTGGGGCTGATTGCTGAAACGCTCGGCCTGGAGTTTGAGGGCGAACCGCGATTGGAGACAGGCGTCGTTCTTGGCGCAGTCCGCAGCCTTACCGAGGCAGGAGGCAAAGACCAGTGAGCGACCCCGGCGTCGCCATTCCCGACGCCCTCGAAGCCGCTGTTGCCTTCGACGGTCCCAATGCATCTATCGACCTCGACCTCTTCGAACGCCTGCTGAAAAAGGCCAAAGTCACGGTCAAGCGGGCCAACAAGTCAGCGCTGTCCGCAGAGCTTGCGAACACCCGCGAGGAGATCCGGATTCAGAAGGTGCGGCTGGCCCATGACGAGGACAAGGGAGAGCGCCAGGGGCGGATAGCCGAACTGAGCCGCCGTGAGGCGGAGATCGAGGAAGTGCTTTGGCCGAGGGAGACCGCAGCGTGAAGCAGTTGTATGAGATCGTGATTTGCCCATACTGCGGGGGGATGTTGATCGGGGAAGAGCACGATGATCCCGATGGAACTCCCAACGGCTGGTATTGCCAGGAGTGCGACGCGCACGAATTTGAACCACGGGTCCTCAACCTTATACCGGTCGAGAAGGTGCGCGAGGGGCTGTCAAATCTAATAGAGCGTCAGGTAATGCAAACCCGGGAAGCTGGCGAAGTGGTAGCGACCTCGTCCATCGAAGCCTTCGCCGATTTTCTTGAAGATTCCTGATGCCCCGCTACGCCCGCGTCTACCGCTTCCGCCTCACCCACGAAGAGCACGAGCGCTTCGAGAAGGAAGCTGCAGCCCAGGAATGCTCGAAGGCAGACCTGATCCGCAGGGCGCTGGGCTGGGAAACCTGGGGGCTGCCACCTGGCGAGGAAACCGTGAAGCGCTTCGAGCGAAAGCCAACCGCCAAAGCCCCCGACCCCGAGGCCGAACCGGGCAACGCAGCCCTGGCGCGGCTCGGGGATCGTGTCCGGGAGAGTTTGGCAAGATAGGAGGAGAGATGGCATTGCAGCGATTCAAGGTCGGGGAGGATGCTGAGCATCCAGGCTTTAAGGAGATGGCCCCAAGCGAGAGCGGACCTTGGGTTAGGCTGGCGGATGTTCGGCGAGCATTGCTGAGCGACGAGGCTATTGACGCCGCCGAGGGAACATCTTCTCGCCGGGCCTACCGGAGCGCTAGCGAAACGGAGCGATACAAGCAGCGCTGCCGGGCCGTAGTCGAAGCCGCCTTCGATAAGGCTGCCGAGGTCTGATGCCCCGTCCCCGCCTCCCAGTCTCCCAGCTCACTGCTGACGCCCTCTGGAAGCGTGCCCAGCGCGCTGACTCCCGCCCCCCCAACCGAGGCATGGTCCGCCATCACACAGACCGAGCCTACGGCCGTAAGAGCCCGCGCACCGAATACGTCAGCCGCGCCCAGCACAATCGGTTGCACAAGCGCCGCGATGCCGTCCTGGCGGAGCTGAAGCGCAGGCGGCGGGTGAGGAAAGGGCGAGCATGATCAAACCCAGCTTCGAATGTCCCGTCTGCCACGGGCCTCTGATGGGGTCCTCTGAAGTGTGTAACGGCAGCTTCACCGAACGGGACCACCCGAGTGGAGTCAAGGCGGTTGTTGCTAAGCCAAAAGAGCCCTCCCCTGACCGCTGGGTCAACGCCGTGGTTACCTTCAGGGTCCCGCTCTCAGTTGACCCCGGCGCAAGCGATGAAGAAAAGCTCAACGCTGCCGTGGCGATCTCGGAGGAACGCTTCGATCTTGGCCAGGACACCGTGAGCGAAATCGGGCACGAAACGGTTGAAGGCTGATGCCCTACGCGAGCGAAGCGCAGAGCAGGCTGATCCACGCGAAGGCAGCGGAAGGCGTCCCCTGGGCTGTCAAATTCGTTCGGGATGCACATGGCTCCCGCGTGCCCCGGGCCAAGAAAGTAGCTGCGCTGGTCAAGAAACGGCGCAGGGGGAGGAAGAAGCGTGTATCCGACTGAGAAGCAGGAACAGCGGCTTGTGGCTTGGGTTAACCGCCAGCGTGACTGGCGCGTAGGGGTCAAGGGCCGCATAAAGCGGCTTCCGCGTGGGGTCCCACTCGACGGCTGCGAGTGCGTTTTGGCCCGAGCCCTTGGAGGCAATGCATTTCTCAACGGCGATGGCTCCTGGAACGTAACCCCGTACCGCGTTGAGCCGTTGCCCAAGTATGTCCGAGAGTTTGAGAGGCGCTTCGACGAAGGCAAATTCCCCGGCCTCGTTGAAGAACCAGCGAAGGCTAAGCGGGAAAATGTCGAGCTATATTACGAACGGGTCGCAGTGGTCTAAGTGGCCTTCCGAGCCCCAAAGCAAGGTGTCTACGCGACGGGACGAGGGACGTACAACACCAGCAAGCGCACCTTCTCGGGCAAGGGACCGGCCCCGGCAGGCTCGCGCAAGGTCCGTGAACGCTCCTACAGCGAAGTCCCGACCGTCACCAAGTCAACCGGCCCGACGGGCACCCGCTACGCGGCCACGGCCTTCTCATCGCGCCAGGCGGCTTCTCGCGCCACGGCACGGGCTCGCAGGGCCTCCCGGCGCGTAGCACGCATTACCAGCGTCCGCCAGCGCCGCCACGCGGTTCCACGTGGAACGAAGCCGCGCTACTACGTTGGCAAGCCCACGGCCGGGACGCCGACCCTGGCGGAACTGGGCCGCGCACGCTCGAAGGAAACCCTCGGGATCAACAAAGCGGGCTACGTGACGACGCCGAAGGTGCGCCAGGTCTCGGGTCGACTGCACCACCTAGAATCGAAGGCGCGACAGTCAGGCGGTCCTCTCCCCGGCCTGGGCCGCGCCGAAAGCCGAGTGGCGCGCAAGGTGCTGCGCCAGGGCCGGGGAGAGCCTTACAAGCTGAAGCTGGCCGCCGCTGAGACAGGGCTGGTCGAGTCGGGCTTCAAGAACCTGCCAGGCGGCGATGCAGATTCCGAAGGCTGGCGCCAGGAACGCGCCTCGCTCTACCCGAACCCCCGCAACGTCAGGGCCGGGGCGCAGCGCTTCTTCGCCGAGGCCAAAGCCCAGAGCGGCACCACGGCGGGAGAACTCGCGGCCAACGTGCAGCGCCCCGCCGAACAGTACCGGGGGCGCTACGACGAACGAAAGCCAGAAGCCGCCGCGATCGTCAAGGCCGTCGAACACGGCACGCTGAAGCCCGCGCAGCGGGCGAAGTTGCGCGAGACGCAAATAAAAGCCCGAAAACTTGGGTTGCGGCCGGGAGACGCAAGTTCCCTTGCACCCGTTGGCAAGCCGTCCAGGAAACTCGTCAAGCGTGTCGTCGTAGCCGAAACCGCGATGCGCGAAGTCGAAGGCACGCCCTACGTCTGGGGCGGGGGCCACGGTGCCTTCACGGCCTCCGGCGGCCTGGACTGCTCAGGGGCGGTCTCCTACGTCCTGCACAAGGTCGCCCCCGGCCGTGTCAAGGCTCCGCTCACCTCGGGTGCGATGGGCTCCGTGCTCGCCCCCGGCCCAGGAGCGCTGACGGTCTTCTACAACGCCGGGCATACCTTCCTGCGGCTAATCAATCGTAAGGGCGAAGCCGAATACTGGGGCACCTCTGTGGGCGACTCGGGCGCGGGCGGTCTCACCCGCCACCCGACGCCCAGCGCCGCCTACCTGTCCCAGTACAGCGTCGGCCACGTCCCGGGCATGGGCCGCAAGCAGGCGCTTCAGCTCGGAGCCGCCCCTGGCGCCATTGGCTCCTTCCCGGGGATGGCACTCTCGGCATCTGGGACCACGGCGACCATCAAAGCAGGGGCCGGGACGACCCGCGAGCAGCCTGGCTTCTCCAAGGGGCCGATCACGCTGGCCCAGCGCTTCACCCGGGCCAAGCGCAAGCTGAAAGCCCTCGGCGCCCCGCTGGATGGGAAGCCCAAGGAAGCCGAAGTGCATCCGATCCTGAAAGAACTGATGGAGAAATACGGGTCGGCCGGACCTGCACCCACGAAGAGCAAGCTGGAAGCGGCCCGGGTGGCGGCGAGAGCATGAAGTCCCCAGATCTTCTAGCGAAGTGGAACAAAGCCCTTTGGAGGATTCTGCGCGAGATGGAGGAAGAGAACGGGGAAGAGACCGCAGCTCGTGACGAGCTCGAAACGCTCCTGCTTCTCACCTGCAAAGAGGCGAACCGGCAATTCCGACGAGAATTCCGACGAGAATTCCAACGAGCGACATTGCCTGGACCTGGCGGATGACCGCAGCCCAGGCAACCGCCTCTATCGAAGAACTGCGCGGCCTCGGGATCGAGATCGATGACCCCTCGCGGCTCAAGGACCCCCGCTACGCCGAGAAGTTCGGCCAGCTAGTCGAGCTGCGCAAAGCCAACCCGCTGATCGGCTACCACCCGCATGGCAAGCAGGAGCCCTTCCACAAGGCGCGCAGGCAGGTCAAGGTCTTCGTCGGGGGGGAACGTTCGGGGAAGACGCTCGGAGGGACGATGGACGACCTGATCAACGCCGTGGACGTGGAGGTCGTCCCACCCTGGCTTGGGGAATACAAGATTTGGGGCCTCGACGAGCCCTTTACCTGCCGGGTCATCCTGCCCGACTACGGCCAGGGCTACCAGGAATACCTGAATACGCTGCAAGCCTGGTGCCCTGGGTCCCAGCTCTACAAGGGCGAGTGGGAACACGCCTACTCGGAGCGCAACCACAAAGTCCAGTTCGCAAACGGCTCGTTCTTCGACTTCATGACGCAGGAACAGGACCTCTTGAAGTTTGGGGGGACCTCGCGCCAGCGCCTGCACTATGACGAGGAGCCCAAGGGCCACAAGGGCGAAATGATCCGCGAAGCCAATGTCTCGCGCCTGATCCAGTACCGGGGCGACGAACTCTTCACCTTCTCGCCCGTCAACGGCCTGGGGACCATCGGTCACGACCTCTGGGAGGGGCGGGGGACCGAAATCGCGAAGGAAGTCTGGGACAAGCCCGAGGGCGACGAGGACAGCCCCAGCATGGTTCTCGTCGTCGCCAACCAGGACGACAATCCCTACCTGAGCGAGGAGGGCAAGCGCGAAGCCGAAGCGAAGATGGGCGAGAAAATGCGCGAAGCCCGGACCAAAGGCCTCTTCGTCCACGCCGAGGGCTTGGTCTACCCGAGCTTCAGCGAAGAGCTGCACGTCTGCGATCCGCTCGACCCAGAGTTCGTCGCGGGCCTCGAACAGTTCGACTGCATCGACCCGGGCAACAACATGGCCGTGCTCTTCGCGGGCTTCGACTCAGACAACGTGCTGTGGGTTTACGACGAACTCTTCCTCACGGGCACCGACGCGATCCCCGCGAATACCGTCGCCAAGATGCGCGAGCTCCGGGTCGAGAAATGGGGCCTGCCCGAGAAGCCCAAACGGACGCTGATCGACCCGGCCTCGGCGGCGATGCACCACCAGACCAACAAACGGACCGATGCCCTCTTCCGCGAGGCGGGTCTCTTCACGATTCCTGCGGACAATGCGGTAGAAGCCGGTATTCAGGAAATGCGCGGGCGGCTCGATAACTGCAATGATCAGGGCGACCCGCAACCGCTCATCCAGATCGCCCGCAACTGCGAGGGGCTGCTCTGGGAGCGGCGGCGCTACCGGATGGAGATAGAGGACGGCAAGATCGTGCCAATCAAGGAAAACGACCACCGCGAGGACTGCGGCCGCTACATCTCGATGCAGCGCAAGCGCAAGGAGCGAAAGCGCCGCCCGAGGCGCCCAGCCTACGTGCCGGGCGAAGCCCCGCCGGTCAGGAAACGCAAACGGGGGCGCAGCGGCGGCCCAATGGGGAGGTTCACATGAGAGGAGAGGCTATGACAAAGGAACTCGAAGTTCCGGTGGAGGCGGTAGAGGCATTTGAAAGCGCAATGGGAGAAAAGTTCGGCCGGGGCGGTCGTACTCATCGAGCGCTGAAGGCCGCCGCCACTTTCCTCCGCGAGCAGGAGCGCCAGCGGGTGAGGGAGGCGCTGCTCAAGCATCCCGAGATACAAGGCCGCGAAGCCGTATGCGAATGGATCGACGAAGCTATACCCGACTCCCCGGAGGACCAATGCGCCTAACTGACAAAGCTGAACGCAAGCCGCCCGGCCACTGCGCCGTCACGGGCCGCGAGGACGGCCCCTTCATCGACTTCCAGGTCGGCCTCGACCTGCCCCGCAACGAGCCCTACCAGCTCTACCTGCACAAGCTGATCGTCGAAGAAGCAGCCGAGCTGTGCGGCATGATGAGGGCCAAAGAGGTTCAGGAGGTCATCGAGGAACTCAAAGAGCTACGCGGCGAGCTAGCCCAGCTCAACGAGGCCCTCGGAGCCTTGGATGTCTTGCGCAAAGTCTTCAAAGAACAGGAGCCAGGAGGCACAGATGCCAACGACGTACACGATCAACCCGAAGCAGTCGATTGAGCTGGACCGCAGCGTCGATACGGTGACCGTGGACTTGGGCACGGCCCTCGTCTCTTACCCGGGCTTTGAGGATGAGCCGATCTTCCTGAGCGCAGAGGGCGTGCGCGAGCTGGGCATCGCAGGCGGGGCTGCACCGGTCACGATCTACGCGCCAGACTCGGCGACTGTCACGGTCACCTTCACGGAAGAAGCCGCGCCCAGCGCCCCCGCCTCCCGCGGCGATACCGGAGGCTCAGGCGGTGGCCTAGAGGCCCGCACCCGCACGGAGCTCCGCTTCGAGGCCAAGAAAAAAGGCATCACCGGGTCTTGGAAAATGAACAAGAACGAACTGGTCGCAGCGTTGAGGAAGTCCTAGCCGATGTCAACCCGCAGCGGCAAGAACTTCGCGGCCTATGGCCTCAACTTCAAACGCGTCAACGCGACCGCCGATGGCGCACAGACGATCGTCGAAGGCGTGACCGGCAAGAAGATCGTAGTTCTGGGCTACACGCTCAACGCCACCGCCGCCGGGACGATCGTCCTCGAAGACAAAGAAGTGCGGGCGAGCTTCAAATTCGCTGAATCTGGTGGGGCTGTCTACAGCGGGGGGCCTGAATGCCCGGCCTTCGAATGCGCCGCCGGGGCTGACTTGAAAGTCAACAACGGGGCCGGGGTAGACACACTGGGGCACATCACCTACATCTTGGTCTGACATGGGTATCGCCCGGACCAGCACCTTCGCTCACACAGGCAACCCGACGACGGCCCCCACCGCGGCCTTGCCTGCCACCGAAAAAGACGACGTTCTGGTCCTCGTGGTTGCGAATGGCGGGTCCAACGCGAACCCGACGCTGAGCGGAACCTCGGTGACGGTCGGCGGCCTGGCCTGGACGAGGAAGATATCGGGGGTCGGCCCGATCGAAGCCAATGCCTTCAACGGCTCCCTGTGGTGGGCGCGGGCGAAAGGGGACCACGCAGGGCAGACGGTTATCGCCGCTACGGTGGACTCAGGCTCTCTGGTCGGCGCTTCTTATCGGGGAGTGATTTCGACGGGCGACCCGTTCCGCTTCGCCCTCACGGAAAACAATGACTCGGCCCCGATTACGAGCATAGACGGCCTTCTTTCGACGCTTCTGGCGGCCGATATGTTGACCTTCTGCGTGGCAGTCGATGACAACTCGACGGCGCCCACGGACCGCATTCTTCTCATGGTGGGTGGCGAAGTCGTCAGCGAAGGCGAAGTTGCCGTGTATGCAACAAGCGAAGGGGGCAATGACACGGGGGCGGCCTTCTGGGATTATCAAGTCGAAAGCACGGATTCGCTGGAAAGCGGCGAGGCGGAAACGCTTGAACCTGCCTCCCGCTCGACTCCTATCTTCGCTGACTTGATCCCCCAGCCAAAAGAAGGAGAAGGCGGCAAAGTGGACTCCTGGATGCTCTTGGGGCTGGGCGCATGATCATCGTGGCTCTCTGCCTGACGATCGTCTATCTGGCCCTGCTCGTCTCGCACATCGCCGCGCGCCAGGAATGGACCCGTGAGCGCGCCGCACTCCTGCAGCGAATCCAGAGCCCTGAGCAGGCCGTGCGTGCCCACGCGCAGCCCGAGAGGGAGAAGCGCCCCAGGCCGCGCAGCATCGTCGCAGACGACCGCGCGCAGGCCAGAGCAGCCAGGGCGCGGCAAAACGGGGACACGAGCTGAATGCCAGTTAAGGACGGCCCGGCTTGCCCTGGATGCGGCCTGCCGAACTACGAGGGCTTGTGCCCTCACTGCCGCGGCGACGCGGAGGCTTACGAGCATGAGCTAGTTCCGCCGTTCCCGAGCCTTCGCGAGGAAGAGGAGGAGAAGGCGCGCGCACGCGCTCAATACGCCGAAGATGAGCAGATGGCCGAGGCCGACATGGCCGCTGGCTATGAGACCCTGAGCTGATGGCCCTTTTCTCCAAAGCCAAGCCCGTCGATCAGGTCGTCAAGCAGCGCATCGACCGCGCCACAAAAGAGCTGGAAAGCGTCCTGGGCCGTCGCCGCGAGGCGGAAGAGTTCGCGGCCAACAACCACTACGTCTCAGTCGGCAAAGACAAGGTCCGGCTGACCAAACTGAACAACGTCGCGGTCTCCGAAGGCGGTGACCGCCCCGACCACCGGGTGCGTATCTCCCGCGACGTTCTCGCTCCGATCCTGAAGGGCAAGGTCTCCGCCGCCACCCAGCGCATCCCGGGCTACGAAGTCGGCCAGCCGACGAAAGACTGGGAAGACTTCTCCGCTGCCCAGCTCTCCAAAAAGATCGCCTTCGGGGGCTATGAAAAGTGGGAGTTCAAAGAGGCCTTCCGCCGCGCTTGCTGGCTCGCCTTCGTCACCGAGGAAGCCTTCCTGATGCCCCAGTGGGACGCCGATATCGGCCCCTTCATCGAGATCCCCGGCGAGAAGCCCGGCGAAGTAGCCGACTACCTGGGCATGGGCGACGTGCGCCTGGAGGTCTTCGGCGGCACGGAAGTGAGCTGGGAATCGGGCGTGCAGTTCAAGGACGCCCGCTACTACATCGTCCGCCGGGCCCGCCCGGTCGAACGGGTGCAGAGCGAAGAGGGCTATGAGGGTGGCAAGCTGAAAGCCGATGCGGTCGGCGCAGAGGCCAAGCAGACCGAAAACTCAGACCTCTGCATGGTCACCGAATACCTTGAGCGCCCCTGCCGCGAATGGCCTGACGGTCGCCGCCTGATCTACGCGAACGACAAATGCCTCTTCCCCGAAGAGGACTACCCGCTGCGCGACGAGAAAAACGAAGTCGTAGACGCCCCCTGCCTGCACCGGCTCTACTACAGCGTCACTGGCTCCCCGCGAGCGCGTGGCCTTGTGCAATCGCTGATCGAGACCGTGCGCCAGTACGACCACATGGGCAACAAGGCGATGGAGTTCATTGCGCTGACCCTCGTGCCCCAGATGATGGCTCCCGAGGGCGCGATCCTCAACGAGGACATCGACGACAACCCCGGCGCGGTCCTCGAATACGACCCCTCGGCCCTCGTCGGCGGTGCGGAGATCAAATGGCGCGATATGCCCTCCATGCCTCGCGAGTTCGAAGCCGAGCGCAAGCTGGCCCTCGAACAGCTCGGCTTCATCGCCAATGACAACCTGATCCACGCGACCACGGAGTCAGGCAAGCAGGTCGAAGCCCTGGTGCAGAAAGACATCCTCGCCTGGCAGGACTTCATCGAACAGCTCGCCGAAGTCCATGCCTCAGTGATGCGCGACGCCCTCGTTCTCGTCCAGCTCTACTACACCGAGCAGCGCATGATCGCCTTCAGGGGCCGCACGGGCTGGGAAGACATCGAGGAGTTCAGGGGGGCCGATATCCGGGGCCAGACCGACGTTCGTATCCAGCCCGGCTCCCTGGAACCGCTGACGCGCGGCGTCGTCGAGCAGCGGATCATGAACATAAACAGCATGTTCCCCGGCTTCTTCAGCCCCGAAGTCCTGATCGCGGCGCTCACGGAAGGCAACGTGGACCGGCTCACCGAACAGTTCGAAGCCGCCGAAGAGCAGGCCCATTTCATCATCGGCCAGATCCGCGCCGGGACCTTCTGGGAGCTGCCCCCCAGGCGCGTGCTGCCGGGCGAGGAAGTGCCGCGCCTTAACCTCGAAACCGGCGAACCGGAGCTCGACCCCGAAACGGGCCAGATGGCCCTGGAACAGACGATCCCGGGCTGGATGCCACGCCCCTTCGAAAACGTATCCGTGATTCGCCGCCGCATCGAGTCCTTCATGCAGTCCGACGAGGGCCGCCACCTCGACGCCGAGGCCCAGGAAGCCACCGGCCTCGTCTACGACGCCCTGCTCAAACTAGAGGCCCAGCGCCAGGCCAAAGAAGCCGCCCAGCAGTCCCAGACGGCCGAAGAACTGGGCCAGGCCAATGCAGCCAAACCGCAGCCGCCGAAGGCGCTGCCATCCCTGCCTGCGGGAGGAGGAGAAGCCAGTGCCTAACGACGCAGCAGCTCACCCCGTTTGGTCGAGTGACAACGAGGCGGTCAAGGAGGAGTTCCGTCGCTTGGAGGCTCGTGCGAAGCGCTGGGAAGATGCGCATGGACGTGCCGAGGGGGACGCTGAATGCTTCCAGATTGCCCTTGAGGAGATCGCCAAACTGCCGTCCTCCCGCCTCGACGAGGCCGCTGTGCTCGCCGCCTCCGCACTTGAGCGACGCGGTATCTGAGACTCATTCTCAAAAGGTCGTCCACCGCTGCGTCTACGCTCGCGGCGGTGAAAGCTAGACCTTCACGCCGGACAAGCGAAAGCACCCGGCCCATCATCGGGGCGAACAAGGCACTCGCTACTCGCCCCCGAGAAAGGAGCGCTTCATGTGCTCAGTAGCTCCCGCATCGCGGGATCGCCTGTCGGACAACCTCTCCGAGGAGGTTCTTCGCCTCGCGCCATCGCTCGAACAACTCTGGCCCGGCCTCGAAGCGCAAGCCGCCAGCCAGGGACTTGTAGCGATGGCAGAGGAGAACGAGGAGACCGCCACCGCAGTAGAGGACCCGACGCCCCCCGAGACCGACCCGGAGGCGAAAGCCACGGACAACGAGACGGGGGATGGGGAAGTACCGTCCTTTCTGGACGAGTACGACCTGGGTGAAGTGCCGGAGGAGGGGCGGGAGGCCGTCGAGGCGCATATCAAGCGCATCTCGGGGGCCTACACGCGCCAGCGCCAGCAGGACACCCAGGCAATCCGGGACGCGAAGCAGCACGAAGAAATCGTTCAAGGGCTGCTCAACCCCCAGACCCAGGCCAGCGTCGCACAGGCGCTCGGCCTTCCCCTCGGTCAGGAATACGAAGACGCCCTCTATGAGGACGACGAATTCGGTGTCGATCCAGCCGTCCAGGAGCAGCTTGACGCAATGCGTGGCGAGCTGTCCCAGCGTGACGAACTCGCAGCTGCCGCCGAGGCAGAACAAGCCGAGAACCTTCAGATCGCGGAGGGGCTGGAGCAGATCGAACGCCAAACCGGCACCGAGCTGACCGACGAGGAAGTCGATGTGCTGACAGCGCTGGCCGAAGAACACCCCGACGAGAACGGCGTGCCCGACGTGCAGGCCGGTTTCAGGGCCCTCGACGCGATAGTCGCGGGCCGTATCCAGGGAATGCGCACGCGGAAACCGCCGCGTCGCACGGGCTCAGGGGGTCCCGGGAATCCAAAGGTCGATCTCAACGATCCCGACCAGCAGATGGAGGCCATGGAGGCCGCCGTTGCCGCTGCGAGGGCATCCGGCGAATAAGGAGCGAAAGCGATGGCGGTTCTCGAAACAACCCTCTGGGAAGCGGCCTTCAAGGAGGGCTGGACCCAGGAAACACTGGAGCGGCAGTTCTCCTCGGGGGACAAGGTCCTCGAAACGATGGAGACCAAGAAACCCGTGGACGGCAAGCTCGGCGAGTACGGGCTGACCCCGATTGAGACCTCGATGGGCGGCGGCGTCTCGATGGTGCCCAAAGGCGGGACCAAAGAACTGAACGAAGCCGACGGCCCCACGGTCAACCAGGCCAAATGGGACTACGGGCGGATCTGGGGCGCGATTGAAATCGACACGGCGACGATCCGCAAGTCGAGCGGGTCGGACAAGGCAGTCGCCTCGGCCGCCTCGGAGGCGCAGAAGTCCAACCTCGGCAAGATGCGCCGCCAGCTCTCCCGCCAGCTCTTCATGGACCAGTCGGGGATCATCTGCCAGTGCCTGGCGACTGAAAAAGGCAAAAAAGTCAAACTGAAGATCACGGGCGAATACGGGCTCGGGGTCGAGGCGGTGCGCCAGCTCTGGCTGACCAAGGGCCAGGTCATCGACATCGGCACCAAAGCCGAACCGGCCTCGCTCGCCAAAGGCGTGAAAATCACCGCCGTGACCGACTCCGAAACGGAACCGATCATCACCGTCTCCGGCGAAGAAATCAAACCGGAAGAAACCCACTACATCACGATCGCGGGCTCGAAGTCGGGCGAAACGTCCTATGACATCTCGGGCTTCCGCCAGATCCTCTCCAAAACCGCAACCCTCGGAGGGGTCAAACCGGAAAGCGAGCCGAGCTGGATCGCCGCCTTCGTTGACACCTCGGGCGGCGCCATAACCCGCCAGCGACTGCTCGAATGCCGCATGGCGGTCGCCCAGCGCGAAGCCGACCCGGACTGGGCCATCACCTCCTTCAAACAGGTGCTGAACCTGGAAAACGAAACCTACGCCAACGTCCGTTTCGACGTCGGCGGCCAGAACCTCGGTGACGGCCAGTCAGCGGAAAGCGGGCGGCTCAAGGTGACCCCACACGCCAACTGCCCGAACGGGGACCTGAACCTGATGAGGCAGGAGAAAGTCTTCCTCCTGCGCGACCAGGCTCCCTACTGGGCGACGGAGGAGTACGGAGGCAAAATCCTGATGCTGAAGCTGGGCGGGACCTTCGTCTACGGGGCACAGGAGTACATGCTGCAACTGGCTACCAACCGGCGCCTGGCCTTCGGCGGCTTCAGGGGCCTGGAATAGGACTGATCTGGCTCCCGCCCCTACTCTCTCCCGGGGGCGGGAGCCACTTCTGAAAGGAACCTGCAATGGCGATCAAAGCCAAAGTTCTCGAAAGGGCTCGGGTCCCGGGGGCCGAACGCGTCACCTTCACCGAAGTCACCTTTGACAGCGAATACGCGAAAGAAGGCGAGCCCTGCACGGCCAAAGAACTCGGCCTGCGACGGATCATCGGCCGCCCCCGCGTCTCGATCATCAACGCGACCGAAGCCGAAGCGCTGCCGATCCTCTGTGTCTACTACGACACGAAAGAATCCAAGCTGCGGGCGATCAACGCGAAAAACCAGAAAGAGATCGAAGAAAAAAAAGACCTCAGCAAAGTAGTCGTGGTCGTCGAAGCTCGCGGGTACTAGACTCCGGCCATGATCGCTGAAAGCTACCCAATCACGACCTGCGACCTCCGCCTTACGTCCTCTGAAACAGGGTTCATCGTTTCGCGCCCCGTGACCGGTATCTTCGGCTCCGGGGACTCCCCGCTAAGCGCCCTGCGCGATTACGAGGTGGCGGTCGAAGAGCATCGCGAAGTCGAAGGGCCGTAGCCATGCCCGGCCTCCTGCTCCCCCGCTCCTACGCGGCCGAGGAGCTGAACCGAATGCAGGAGGCCCGCGTGGACGAAGAGTTCCACGAAGCAGAGCGCTGGAACCGCGAGCTGAAGCGGATCGACCGCGAGCTCTCCCTGGTCTGGGTTGGCGAGCAGCCCTTCTCCTCCCAGGCCGCAGAACGCTTCCACATCCGCAAACGGGTCCCCGGAGGGCTCGACGGCTACATTCCCCTCCCCCCTCGCCCCCTCGGGCCATGGTTGCTCGATACGCTGCGCGAGGCCGATATGTGGGATGAGCGGGTACGCGGAGAACGACGGACCCGCGAAGGAAAAATCGAAGAGGCCAAGCGCCGCGCCCTGGCGCTCGAAGAGGAGCAGTCAGAGGACGAAGCCAGGCTTGCCGTGCGGGCCGCTAAGCGCCTGCGGGGCGACTCGGGGATGCAGGTCCGCACGGACCTCAAACGGGCGCCTCAGAAGGGCCAGCCATCACCTTCGCGGAACTGATCACCGAGGCTTGCTCTCGCGGCTTCTCTGACCTCCTCGACAAAGGGACCCAGGAAGCCCGCGTCAAACGCTGGGTCAACAGCGCTCACCGCGAGGTCTGTGACCTTGCACCCTGGGCCTTCCTGGAAAAATCAGCGGAAGGGAAAATGCCGCTCGAAGTCTCTGACCTGGGCCACGTCCTCGCCGTCACCTGCCCAACCCAGGAAACCGGCCTGCCCTTCCAGGACCGCCGCCGGGTCCTCAAGGCCGACCCCGCCCAAACCCAGACCGGCTCCGCCGAGTGCTGGTACCGGGAAGGCGTGAAAACGCTCAAGGTCTGGCCTGCGGATACCTCCTCGACCTTCAAGGTCCTCTACTGGAAGGTGCCCGCCGAACTGAAAGAAAGCGCCGACGAACCTCTCGTCCCTGCCGCCTACCACGACGACCTGATCGTCAGCGGCACCGTGATTCGGCTCTTCAAGAACCGCAAAAACTACGAGGCTGCGCAGTTCGAGCGCCAGGAGTGGGAACGGGCCGCGCAGCGGCTCCTGCATGCGCTTGGCAAGCCCAACTACGACCGCAGCCGCGTCATCGCCCGGACTGGCACGGCCGCGGACTACTTGCAGTGACCGAACCGCGCCCGATTCCCTTTGAGCGCTTCGGCAGCCTGAGACTCGACCAGTCGATCGACGAGGTGAGTCCTAGCGAAGCGATTCTGTTCCAGGACATGGACTGGAACGACGCTCAGATGGGCTCCCTGCGACAGCGCGGCGGGGCAGCGGCGTGGAGCGACGAAGCAGCCGAAGAAACCGGCCGCCTGATCCCCCACCTGGGGCGCACCACCCGCCGCTTCATGGCCCATGTCGGCAACAAAAAAGTGATCGCCTACAACGTGACCGGGAAAGCCAAAGAGGAAGTGACCTACGAAACGACGGGGCTTCTGGGCTACTCGTTCTTCGCCACCCCCACCGCCGACTTCACCTACATCTGCGGCGACTCGGGCAAGAAAGTCCTGCGCTACGCCGATGCCACCGGGACCTTCAGCGAACCGACCGCGACCGTGGACGGGGTGGCAGGCAAAGCGATGCCCAAACCCGCCTTCCTGATCGCTTGGCCCGAAGGGGACAACCGGATGATCGCCCTCAGTGGCGCCAGCGGCAAATTCGGTCCCGGCGAAGCCGAAACGACATACTCCCACGCCTGGCTCTCAGACGCGGGCAACGCCGAGTCCTGGCACACGGTTGCCCCGGAAGCCAACTACCTGCAGCTATCGCCTGGCGACGGCGAGCGTTTCACCGGGGGCTGCGTCTGGAACGGCCAGGCCTTCATCTTCAAGAAGACGCGGATGTTCGTCCTCTACTCGGTTGACGAAGACTCCGAAGGGGCGCCGATCTTCAACTATCGCACGGTCGAGCTCGGCACCGAAATCGCCAACGAAAGCGCCAAAGAACTCGTTGACAACTGTTGCATCCCGACCCGCGAGGGAGTCGTCTTCCTCTCCTCGGACGGCATCTACATCACGACCGGGGGAACGCCGGTCAACCTGGCAGGAGCACTTGACCCCCTGGGACGCGCAGGCAAAGTGATCGGCCCGGCCGGGGAAGAAGGCACCGGCTTCGCCAACCTGAACGAATTCCCCTTCACGGTCTTCTACGGGCTCGCTTACACGCCCTGGGAGGGCCGTCTCTATGCCTTTTCCGAAGGGCTGATCCTCGTCTATGACTTCGACCGCCGGGCTTGGCTGACGCGCTCGGCGAAACTGAAGTCGATGGCCGTCTCCAACGTCTCTCCCACCGCTCCCGTGCTCAACTCCCTCTACCTGTCGAGCGGCAAACGGATCTACAAAGTTCTGGCGAGGGAAACGGCCGACCCGACTGTGACCGTCAAACCCGTCTGGCAGTCGGGCTTCTACGGCCTCGAACTGCCCGATGAGAAGACACTGGACGAAGCGGAGGTACTGGGCTCGGGCAAAGGCGTGACGGTCTCTGGGCTGATCGACCTCGAAACCAAAGTGGGCTTCAAAGACGAAGTGACCTTCAACGGTTCCCGTGCGCGCCTCTACGAGGCCCAGACTGGGGCGCTCTTCAGCCACCGGATCGAAATCACCAAAGAAGGCAGCTACGTCAACCGCCTCGTGCGCTACCTGCGCGAGACCGAGACCGCGGGCTCTGAATCGCCGTGAAGCCGCCCCGCACCGACTACGAACCCAAGCCCTTCGAGAACCTCTCGAACCCTCGGCTCCTGCGGCTCTTCGAAGCGGTCAACGAGAACGTCCTGCACCTCTACGACCTCGCCAGCGAAGCGCCCGGCGGCATTTTCACCGAACTGCCGACCCGCAACCTCTTCGTCGGGCGCCGCATCGTCTACTCGGCCCCCAGCGGCCTCTGGGACCTCTTCTACGACGGCGAAGGCGAATACCCCTGGAAGAAGATCGGCGGGCCGCCCTTGCGAGCAAAGGACGCCGCAGGCGAACGCCTGGCGAAAACCGGGGAAGGCTTCCTGACCACCGGGGCACCCTCCATCACCGTCCCCCTGAAGATGGAATTCGACGCCGCCTTCGGGACCCGCTTCCTCGCCTTCTCGACCGGCGGCTTCGCGACCCTGGGCCTCTTCGTCAACGGCGTCGAAAAAGACTGGGCGAAAGCGACCAACCAGGAGGCGGGGGGCGAAAACGAGGACGCCTTCCCGCTGCGAAACGACGCCCTCAACCTGACCGTCGAAGCGGGCAAAGCAATCGCCCTGCGCTACAAGGCCGAATTCTCGAACGACACCTTCTACCAGATGTACCTTGAGGTCGATCCGATCAGGGTCGGCTAGGGTCCGGCCCAGGCTGTAGAAAGGACAGACATGGCAGCATACGGAAGCTCTTCGAACCCCCTCGTCAACACCGGCCTCCTGGGCAGAAAACCTCAGCCAACCGGACTCAACCAGCAAAGGCCACCTCGCCGAGGCAGGGAAATCCGGCCCAACGCGAAGCGCGAAGCGCTTGCCGCTCGCGTTGCCTTGACCCGCCAGCGGGCCAACCGAGGCGGCCCGACCCTGAACACCGGCCTCCTGGGCCGCAGGCCAACCACGCTCCCAGGGCCGCAGCGCCAGGCCCGTCCGGTCGAGGGTGCCAGGCCGATGGGGCCGCCCGGCAACAACGCAGCCCAGGTGAGCCCCAACGCGGCGGTTATGGTTCGCCCGCGCTCAGAAGATGCCAGCGCGAGAGGGGCTAGTCTCGGGCGCCAGCTCTCTCGCCGAGTCGCGAGCGGAGCGATAGACCAGGCGCAGGCGCAGCGCACAGCTAACCAGCGCCAGCTCCTCAAATGGGCCTTTGGCAAAGACTGGCGCACCCAGATCGGCGGCGGGCCTGGCAACGTGCGGCTTGCTCGCGAAGCGCTTGCCAAGGAACCCCAGAATCCACTTGTTCGGGCCAACTACGAAGCGCTGACCAAACGGCGCTCGCAGTTGATCAAGCACGCGAGAGGGATGAGGGCAGGCGGCCCGGCGCGAACGGAACCCTACGCCGCCTAGCGGGCGATGGCGCATCCGCGACTAGTTGCGAGGGTTGCGGCCTCAAGAGCGCGCCGTGGCGCCTCAGGCGTCCAGAACGCCCGTCCCGCCCGTTCGGGGATCGGAGTAGGCCCAGGCCGCCCGGCAGGCCAAAGGCCGCCCAGGAACCCCCAGGGGCCGCAGACACCCTCCTACACGCCCCCTGCACCGGTCGGCTCCCCCTGGGACGCGCAGGCCGAACGCGAAGCGGGCGAATCGCAGACCTCCTACGGCGACCAGCTCGCCATGCTGCAAGGCAACTGGCAAGCGCGGGAAGACTGGTATGGGCTCGGGGCGACCAACAACCCCTACTCGCAGGCCTCTCTGCTGCAGCGCCGCCACGAAGTCGAACAGCGCGGGGTGCTGACCGGCTCGGGCAACCAGCTCTACGCGGGCTCGACCGTCAACGCAAGGGCTGCCACGGACCGCCGCTACAGCGTTGACCGCGAAGCCCTCGAAGCCCAGTTCGCCGCCGAGTCCTCCCAGCACGAACGCGAACAGGAAGCCCTGCAGCACGCCCGCGGAGCCGAAGGCGGGCGGATCAAGGAAGGCGCTATCGGGCGCGAAGAAGAACGCGAACCGCCGCCCGCTCCGCTCGGGCCGGGCAAACCCTCCGGCGGCGGCGGTAAAAAAGGCGGGAAAGCAGGCAAAAAAGGCCCAGGGGTGGGTGGCAACAAACCGGCCAGGAGAAGGAAACGATGAAACCAGCGCAGCGCCAGAACAGAATGCGGCAGATCCGCGAACGCCGCGAAGCCCGTGGGCGCCAGCGCTTCATCGAACCGCTCACCGCCCACGGTGCCCGCAAGGTCTCCAAGGGGCTGGCCAAGCTCGAATTCGGCCCGACCGAAAGAGAGGTCCGTTCCCAGGTCCGCGGCTCGCGCAAGCGCGAAGGGGAACTAGGCCGCTGGTACGGCGAACTCGGGCAGGGCTATGACGAAGGCGGCAAACGCGCCCAGGAAGCTTTCGGCGCCGCCGAGGCCGCGACCAACCAACGCCTCGGCGCAGCCTCACAGAGAGCGCAGGAGACGCTGAAAGGACTGAGCGAAGGGGATGCGTCCTTCGCTGCGCTCGTAGGCGGTCCTCGCAACTCCAGCGGGCTCTCACAGGCCGCAGAAGCAGCCGCAGCGGCCGAACGTACCCGCGCAGCCGCCGCCGCTCCCCTGAGCACGATCAGGGCCGACTACGTTGCCTCCTACGCCCCGCGCGCCAACGCGGCGCGCCTGAAAGGGATCGAGGCGCGCCAGAACGAGCGCGAACGGCGGCGCAAACTGCAACAGGACCTGGGGGCGCTGAAACGCGAACGGGGCGCTGGGGCGGTCAAGAGCTACCTCGGGCTGCGCGAACAGGACCAGACAGCGCAGGTTCAGAGGGCAGCGCTGGGCACTAAAGAAAACTACAACAAGGCACTCAACCTTCAGAGTCGCTTGGGCTACAAGGGGCGCGTCCAGCAGGCCCAGATCGAAGCCCAGGCCACTGCTCTGCTCGCCAGCGCGAAGCGCCGGGGGGCCACGGCCCAGGAAGAGGTCGCCCGCCTCTACAGCGAAGGCAAGGGACGGATGGCGAAGGCGCTGGAAAACGTGGCGCACATTCAGGGCAAGAACCAAAGCCGGGGGGGTGGTTACGGTTCGATCCAGCAGGCTGAATCCATGCTGAAGGAGGCGGTTCGAACCGAAGGCGCTTTCAAGTCACCGGGCGAAGCCGTCGATTACCTGAATGGCAGCCGCTCGATTCCTCGCGGCGTGGCCAAGCGCGCCGTCCACAATATCTGGCGCGCTGAAAGACGCAAGCATCGCCGCTAGGGGTGCTGAATGGCAAGGATGCCATCCCCATATCGTGGCACCCTTGCCATTGCGGTCCCTCGAATCCGGCTTGCTAGAGCCGTTCTGGCAAGGATGCCATGTTCCGAGTAAGGCCGCTCGGGGCAAAGCCTCCGCGCCGCAAGCCCAGGCCCAGAACCAAGCAGGTAGCTGCTGGCCCCTACCGCTCGCAGTCCTCGGTCCCGAGCATCCGCCGCAAAGCGACTCCCCGCGAACACCGTCGCGTTGCTCCTCCCACCCGGCCCTCTACGCGCCGGGCAACCGCTGCGCTGCGTCCCCGGCTGAAGCCCCCGACCCCTCGCCATAGCGCCGCGGCCGCTGCTGCGCAAGCCCGCGCCCTGAACACGCTCAAGCGTGGCCTGCGTGCAGCGCCCCCCGACCCCCGGACGGCAATCCAGAAAGCCCGCTACGGCGGCGTCTTCCTGAACCCCAAACAGGAACGGCAGCTGAGCGACAAGAGGCCCAAGCCGGTCCCCGTGCTGCAACCCGGTCCTTACAGGGCTCAGTCCTCGGTTCCCTCGGTGCGGCGCAAGGCGAGGACCAAGGAAGTCATCAGCCTGAAGCCGCAGCTCTCCGCCCGCGAGAAATACAACCGGGCCAAGTACGAAAACATCGCCGGGCACGAAAACCTCAAGCAGCCCGAAGACCTGACGAACCTGATCACGCTGGGCATCCCGCTCGGTATCGGCGTCTCCCAGATTGCACGCGGGGTTGCCAAGTACGGGCTGAAGGCATTCACCGCCCAGCTTGAGGAGCAGGCGGCAGGGAAGACGGAGGCGACGATTGCCAAAGCCGCCGCCGCCGCGCGCTCGCCTGCGACTGGGCTTCGAGCGGCACGCAACATCGCTCGGAGGGCTACCCGCCGCACTCGCATCCCGGTCCCCGAGAGGGCCGCACCGATGTTCACGGCCAAGGCGCCGGGCACCGCGGCGCTGAAGGCTGCCGCCGGGCAGAGTCTCCCGGTCGTCAGGGGCCACGAGCGGGCGAACCCGGTCAAAACGCTTGAAACGACCTCCCACGCGGCCCCGGGCCTGATCGCTGCCCCGGTCGCCCTCGCAGCCTCCCCCTTCACCGCCGCTGGCCGCGTCGTCTCAGAGGGCCTGCACGCGGCCCACGTGCCCGGCTTCAAGGGCTACAGCGCCTCTGAGATCGCCCAGCCGGTCACGAAGCAGGTCCAGGCCCAGGTCGAATTCGCCAAGCAGACCGCCCGGGTGCTCACCGCCGACGACCCGAAGGAGGTGCAGAAAGCGGTCGAAGGCGAACTCGGCTACATCTTGCCGATCATGGCTGGCCTCGGAGGCTATGCAGCGGGCAAGGAGCTGAGCCGTGGGCGCATCACTGAGACCGTGCGGAGCACCGTGGACCGCGCCCGAGCCAAGGTCGGCCGCGAGCATGGGATGCACGGCGGCAAAGCGCCCAAAGTCTTCGAGCGGGCCGGGCAGCACCGCGAGGTGGCGGTGACCTTCGCCAAGGGCAAGAACCGCCGCCAGATTGAGACCCAGGCGCGCATGGACGCGGCGCTGAAGGCCGCCCAGGGGGCGCGGCGCAAAGAGGTCGTGCGCGAGGGCGTACGCCGCTCCAAGCGCCTGCACCGCAAGCGTGACCTTGAAATCGCCGATGGCGACGTCGCGAGCTTCCTCCAGCCCCACCCTGAAATCTCACTGGACAATCCGATGCTGGCGCTTGAGGAGGTCAAACGCATCGGGCGCTCCCTGAAAGAGCTGCCCGAGGGAGTGCACCTGCGCGAGGACCGCATCCACACCCGCGACGTGATCCGCCACATCGAAAGCCACCCCGGCGTCCTGGCCAACCCCCATGTGATCGAGGCGGTGCGCCAGTACCGTGCCCAGGGCCGCCATGCCCGTACTGTCCCGGGCCTCTCCCCCGAGCACTCAGACCGCGCCCGCTTCCTCACTGCCGCCATCCGGCGGCGCAACCCGCTCCCCGAGCACATGTTCCCGAAGGAAATCAGGGGCGAGATGCGAGCGAAAGCGACCTACGGCGTTCCCGCGAAAGAGGTGATGCGGCGAGAGGCCAAGTCTGATCGCTCGCGAGCTCGCAAGCTGCAACGCAAGGCAGCCACGCGTGAGTCCCGCGCCCGGGCCCTGCGCCGGGAGCTGGCGGTGCGCCAGCGCGCTGAGCCGCACCGCGCCGAAATGAACGCCACCATCGAGGCACGGGCACAGCGCATGGATGCCCAGGCCCGCACCTACCGCGAGGGGGCAAAGAAGGCAGCTGAGATGGCGAAGCGCAAGCGCAAGGCCTCCCAGGGCTTCGACAAGGGGCTGAACGAGGAGTTCGTCAAGCGCGAAGAAGCCCGCCTGCGCAGCGAAGGCGTCAAGGAAATGCCCGAGTACCAGCAGCGCGGTCAGGGTCATGCCCATGAGGCTCCCGCCTTCGGCTCGAACACTGGGCAACTACCGCGCTGGCCGGGCAAGGCCAAGTTCCGCAAAGGCACGGCCGAGGAGTACGGCATGGTCGAAGAGGGGATCGGCCCGATGCTGCGCTCAATCAGCGATTCGGTCTCCCGTCGCGAGTCCTACAAGGCGGTTCGTGAGCTGATCCAAAAACGCCAGTTCGGGAAGACATGGGACTCCGAGGCGGCCGACGCGCTCTTCAGGGGGCCGGACCCCGTGCTCAACAAGCAGAATTGGATGAAGGTCGATGCCGGGTTCTTCAAACGAGTCTACGACGTGCTCGAAAAAGGCGGCGAGGAGATCGGGCCTGCCGATGAGCAGTTGATCGCCGACTTGGAGGGGTTGCTGAAAGGCAAGACGACGCTGGCGAAACCGACCCACCGCTACAAGGTGCTGCCCACGGGCACGATGAAGGAGATCGTGCGCCAGCTCTCAAGCGCCGGGGTCTGGGCCCCAGCGGCGCAGGTGAACCGGGCGACGAACTTCCTCATGCTCGCCACCTCCCCGGCCTGGGCCGCAGCGCAGGTCTTCGCCGAGGGTGCACAGGCGGTCGTCGCCCAGCCGAAGCTGCTCAATCCCGCCTACGTCCACAGGCTGATTCGCGCCTACAAGGAGATGAGCCCGCACGAGCGCTGGGCCTATGACGCCTTCGTGGGCGTGACCAAGCGCGAGATCGCCCGCCCGGAGGAGATCGGGCTCGGCGTTACCTCCCAGGAGGCCGCCGCCGGACCGGAGGCTTTCACGTGGTTCAACGGGACGGCAGAGGGGCGCACGATCAAGGCGATCCCCCAGTCGATCCGCAGCTTCGACCAATGGAAGGGGGGCCGCATCCGCGTCCTCGTCACCGCCGCCAAGCTCGACTCTGAGCTGAACGGCTTCTTGCGCGGCCTGCCCAAGCTGTACGGGGAGATGGGCAAACAGGCTCGCGCCCTGCGAGGCAAGTCGCTCTCCGAGCAGATGGCCTTCATGGCCGAGCACCCGAAGTGGGCGGAGCGCTACGGGACCTACCTCGACGACGTGATGGGCAACTGGTCGGCGCTGACCCACAAGGAGCGGATCGCCTCCCAGGTCGTGATCTTCTACCCCTTCCTGCGCATGGCGATGCGCTGGTTGCACCGCTACCCCGCTCGCCACCCGCTGAAGGCTGCCGCCCTCGTCTACCTCGGGCAGGCCAACGCCTCGGCGGTGAAGAAGATGCTGGGCGGTGCAGAGCCCTCCTACTTCTACCAGTGGGGCCAGGCTCCGCTCTACACGGGCAAGGGAGGCAAAGCCGAAGCCCTGCCGCTGGAACGGATTAGCCTCACCCCGGCCCTGATCGAAGCGCTTGGCGAACGAAACGCCGAAGGCCCGCTCGGCGCTCGGCTCCTGCAGTCCGCCCAGCCGGTGATCGGCGCCGGCCTCGCGGGCCTCTTCGGCCTCAACCCCCTGACGGGGAAACAGGAAGCCCACAGCGCGGTCAACGCCGCCAACCAGTTCCTCTCGCTCTCCCCCATAACGCGCGTCGCCAACGAAGCCCTCCTGCCCTCCGGGCGCAAGCGGGCGGCTGGGGCGCCCAACCTCTTCGGCTCGACAGAACGACAGGAAGCCCTGGACAAGCTCTTCGCGAAGCTGAACGAATACGGGACCCCGAAACGCTACGCACGCAGCCTGGGTGTCCCCTTCCTACCCCGCGACTCCTCCTATGAGACCGACCTGGTCCGGTTGCGCAATATCCTCAAAACGCTCGCGAAGAGCGGCACTGACGCGAAGAAAGAACTGGCGGTCGAAGCCGCGAAGAAGGGGATCGGGCGCTCAGCAATCGAACGCGAAAGGCTGCGCGAAGCGGGGCTGCGCCGGGCAGCGGTGATGAAAGGCACCTACAGGCGTGCCAATGCGGCCCTGGACCGGATGCTTGCGAAATACAAAGTCCCCTTCAAGAAAGAGGAGAAGGAATTCCTCGACCTGTACGGCGAGGTGTACTACGAATCCAAGCCCCGGCATCGCGGCGACGTGCAGTTCTTCGATACGAGAGCCGGGAGGCCAGACCCCACCAGCAAACGCGGCTCGGTCCGCGTCTTCCAGCCAAGCGCCTTCAAATGAGCCCCCGCCATCGCCAGGTCCGCTGAGGCCGCCAGAATAGTCCAATGCCCTTGATCTCTATCTTGATCCTGGTCCTCATCGTCTTGGGGATCATCTACCTGATCCGCCACTTCTGAGCGAGCAGCGACGTGAGCGCCGAGGAGGTGTCGCTGCACGAATACGTGGACCGGCTGATCGCCGACCTCGACCGGCGCTTCGCAGACCTGAGGACCGCCGACCAGCTTGCCGTGAAGGCAGCCCTGGCCGCCGCCGAGAAGGCCGTCGAGACGGCCAAGATCGCCTCTGACGAACACCTGAAAGCGCACAACGACGTGCTCGACGGCTGGAAGACAGACCGGTCTACCTTCGTCACCCGCGAGGCTATCGAGGAACGCAGCCGCCATGTCGATGCCCTGCGAGAGGCCGACAAAGCCGCCAGCGACGCGCGCTTCAAGCGCCTCGAATCCTTCCAGGCCAGGATGCTCGGAGGCATCGGTGTGCTTGCCGTCATCGGGCTCGGGAACCTAATAAAGCTATGGCTGGCCTGATGGGCGGGACTGGCCCATGAGCCCCGCTGAATCGGTTGAGGAACGGCTGCGCGCCCTGGAGCAGGCCGTCTGGGGTATACGCGGGGAGAACGGGCTGATCCAGATCCTGAAAGGAGTGCGCGAAGACATCGGCGCCTGGCGCAAGGAAGACATCGCGCGCCGCGAAGCCTCCCAGCGGGCGCTTGCGATCGCGCTCCTGGCCGCTACCGTATCTCTGATCGGAACCGTGGCAGCGTTGCTAACCGTCCTGACAGTGGGGCACTGATGACGCCCGTAACCAGGCTGGAGCAATGGATTGCACCCAGAGTGCTCCCCTTGCTTTGCATCGTCTCCGTGCTGGTCGTGGGCGGCGGCATCGCCCTCTACGTGATCCGAGAACACGACCTGGGGCGGATCGAAAAGCTAGAGCGAGTGATCTCCTGCCAGGACACCCGCGCCTGCAGGCGCTTCATCTACCGGGCGATCCGCGACCTGATGCGCCAGCGCGAAGCCGAAGCGCACAAGGCAGGACCGCAGAGGTCAGGGGCAACGCTCAACCTCGCCCCGTTGAACGAACCCGGCCTGGCAGGGCTGATCGCCCCGTCTGGGCCTCTCGTGGCGCCTCCTGCGCCCTCGGGGTCCAAAACAAGGGCCAGAGCACCCGAGGGGACGAAACGAGCGCCCAGGCCGCACAAGGTGGCCCCTCAGCCCGAACCTGCGCCGCCTACGGACACGGCGCCGGGCAACTCGCCTGACAACGGCCACGGCGTCAAAGCCTGCGTGAACCTCGTCGCGAACCCCTGCGTCGAAGTGGGGACGCCCTAAATTTAGCCGCAGGGCTAAAGCGTTCTAAAAGCAGCGGCCCGGCGGTTGCGGCGTGTCTAACCGTGACGAATTCCGCTGCCAATTCGCACCGACCACGAGGTAGCACGTGCGGCCCCTCGCGCGCCTCTCTGACGGGCACTCACCGGTTACCCGAAGCCAATGCCACTCGGCCCGCCCGGCACCCTACCAGAAGCTCTGACCGCCGCGCTTGCGAGGCTACTTCTACTTGCAAGCCACATGCAAAGAAAGCGAGTAGAGGAGCATGAGATACGCCGTTCTTGACGGGTGCCCCGTCCCCAGGCCGCTGTACCCGATCCTCAAGAAGCTGAAGAAGGAGACGGGCTGCACCTACAACTCCCTCTACCGGGGCGATGACGTAGCTGGCATCCTGCACCGCTACGGCAAGCACACCCAGCGCGAGCTCTACGAAACCCTGCCGCCGGGGATGGCCAACCCGCCAGACCGCGGCACGCACATCCTGCGCGGGGACGGCGTGGTCGGGAAGCTCTTCGCGAAGCTGAAGTTCTGGCAGTGCGGGATCGACCTGGACGATGCCTATGTGGACGACGTGATCGCGGCCGCTGCGGAGCACGGCTGGGAGCTCTACCGGCCCTACTCCTCAGGGAGCGAGTACCACCACCTGAACTTCGCCTCCAAGCCACGCCGCTGGAAGGCCTTCTTCCATCACGTCTTCGGCCCGAAGAAAAAGCCCCACGCGGTCCACAAGCCCCGGCGGCGCAAGCCGAAGGCCAAGGCCCCCGTGCATGTCCACCCTTCGGCCCTCTCGAACCAGGGCGCCAAGTTCATTGCGGGCTTCGAGGGCTTCCGGGCCGATGCCTATTGGGACCAATGGGGCAGCGTCTGGACGATCGGGTTTGGGCATACGGGAGGCGTCAGGCCGGGCGAGAAGGTAACCAAGGAGCAAGCGCTGAAGGTGCTGCGAGAAGACGCGGCAACCGCCGGGCAAGCGGTCAAGGATCTCGTAGACGTAGAGCTGAGCCAGAAGCAGTTCGATGCCCTCGTGTCCTTTTGCTTCAACCTCGGCGGCGGGGCACTTGCCGAATCGACGCTCCTGAAGAAGCTCAACCGGGGCGATTACAAGGGAGCCCAGCACCAGTTCGGGCGCTGGGTACATGCAGGCGGGCAGGTGCTGCCCGGCCTGGTCAAGCGGCGAGCCGCTGAGGCTCGCCTGTTCGGAGGAGGTAGCTACTGATGGACGCAGGAGAAACCACGACCGGGGCAGCGACCGCAGGCGCGGCCTTCGGCGGTATCGTCGGCTGGGTCGCCTCGGCGGTAACTGGACTTGACACAGCACCGATCAGTGGCGGGCTCGCTACGCTTGGGGCCTTCACCTTCTCGATTGTCTTCCCACGGTGAACACGGCCCGCAAGGGGTCGAGCGGGGAGCTGTTCGCCGCCGCGCGCCTCGAAGCGATGGGCTACGTCGTGGCCTCTCGCCGCCACATCGGGGGGGCGGGGGACCTGCTCGCCATCCACCCCAACCCCTACCAGGAACCGCCGCTCGGGCCCTCCCTGCTCGCCGAGGTCAAGGCCCGCAAGAACCCCTATGAGGGCTTCCGCAGGGCGGACCGCCGCGAGATGTTGGACACCCCGCTGCCCCCCGGTGGCGTCCGCTACCTGGCGGTGGTCCGGGGGTCGGGCGATAACAGGAGCCTCGAATGGATCGATGAAAAAAGCTGGCCCGCCTGCTAGGGTGCGGGCCACATAGAGGAGAGCCTGCACTGGTTCGTTGTGGTGTTATCCCTCTGTCTCTCCTCGCATATAGCCGTTCGAGCAACGACAGGCGCCTCCGCGAAAGCAGGGGCGTTTGTCGTTAAGCTGCCCACGTAGACAGGAGCGAGGGCCGGAGCCGTTCGCTTATTGCCCGGCAGGCGAAAGCTGAGCCGGGTGCGGGTATAAACCGCCGGGCGGTTCCGGCCCTACAAACTTTGACTGGTCGTGTACTCTTTCCTTGCAAATTCCTTGAGAGGAGAGAGGATGCAAATGACCGATAGGCTCAAAGTCGGCGATTGGAGCCAACATCCCACCCAGGCCCAGGCCGACCGCCGCGCGGAAAGCTACGAAAGCCAAGGCTGGCTGACGCGCACTACGGACAGAGGCTACCCCCACTACCGCTACCGGGTTGAAATCGTGGGCAAGCGATGAGCAGCCCGGTAGGCAAGCGAGCCGGGACCCCGCCTCTAGACCCAGCCCAAGTCAGGGCCATCGCCACACCCCGCAGGGCAGCGATCATGCTGGCCCTGCACGAGCCGAAGTCAGTGAAGCTCCTGGCCCAGGAGATCATCGACACTGCCCCGAACGAGGAGGGCTTCTCGCGCTTTTGCTACGACGTGAAAGCCCTCCGCGAGGCCGGCTTGATCGCCATAGAGCGACTAGTCCCACGGCGGGGCGCTACAGAACATGTCTACAAGAGGACCGACGCCTTCGGCGCGACGCTGCGCTCGGTTGCGTGGAGCATCGTGGAGCCCTGGGTATGAAGGTGTCCGAGGAGTTCGTGGATGCCGTACGAGCGACCCCGGCTGGGCGTGCTATCGGTTATTTCGATGCTGAACTGATCCTCGAAGCTGTGCTACCGAAAGTGCGGGAGCGGCTGCTGAGCGAGGAATCCCAAGCGCTAGCGGTCACGGCGTTCTACACGACAAAGAAGGGCCCGCCATCCAAGCCCGACAGGCGGATGGAGCAGGCATTGCGAGCCGCTTTCGACGCCGCCTCCCCCGAGGAGACCCCGTGAGACGTTCTGAGCGGGCCGCTGAGGCGAAGAGACTGCGCAAGCAGGGCCTGGGACTACGCAGCCATTGGGGAGCGCCTAGGGGTCCACGAAAGCACCGCTTACACCGATCTCAACCCGAAGCCTCCGGGCCACCAGGCGGAGGCAAGCGCCCGGTTCCGCGAAAGACACCCCGAGAAGATCAGGGCCGAAAACCTCGCCCGCAACGGCTACAAGCGCGAGTGGGAAAGCGGCAAATGCCAGTGCGGGAGGAAAATCGCCAAGGCGAAGGGGAAGAACGCGTCGAAAGTCTGCGCCCGCTGCGAGCGGGCGGGTCGTAAACAGAAAGCCAAAGAGCGCTGTGAACGCTACATCGCCATGCGCGAAGAAGGAATGTTGAACCGGGAGATTGAGGAAAAGGAGGGCATCAAAAACGCCGGGGCCATCTTCAAAAGGGCCAAAGATGTCTACGGCCTCAAGGTCCCCCGCAGCCCCTACTACTGGCCCGAGCTGCCTTGACGGAGCACCTGCAACCGCGCATCCGCGAACAGGAACGAGCTATCCACGGGCTCGAAGCAGAGCTGGAAGTCGCCCTGCTCGAACGGCTCTGGGGACACCGCGAGCGCCCGCTCCCCCAGGAGCCTGACATCCACCGCAAGCTGGCTCGCAGGCACTCGGAGCTGGCAGCGCTTCTGAAACACCTTGTGTGAACGGCTCGAAGCATTCCTCGTAAATTGCAGGGAGTTCAATGTGGGTTCTTGACAACCGGGAAGCCTGGCGATTAAACTCAAAGCCTCGCAGGGAGGGAGGAAGGAAGGGCAAAGCCTTCGTCCCTCAAGCACTCAGCTAGGGAGGGAAAAGAAATCAGCTCTAGGAAAAGCCCTCCCTCCCTTCCTGGTTCTACACCTCGGACCGTTTACTCAATACTCAAGGGAGGCGTCGAAGGCCTTAGCCCCAACGACTTCGGGAGGCCTTGGCCGAATCCAAGGCTCAACCGGATCGAAGCTCTCGTAAAAGACGTCGAGCACGAGCAGTGCATTAGGGCGGCACGTGAGAGCCGCAGGGTTGTCCAGGAACAGGACCGGGCCCCGAATATCACCGGCCTTTTTGAAATGAAGCTTGAGGAGCTAACATGAAAGTTCAGAGCCGTAAACCTGGGAGTTCGGTCGCAGCCGTAGTCGCTTCCCCGTCGCCGAGGCAGATCCGGGAAGCGCGGTTGCACCCGATGGTTGCCAAGACCCCAACGGCCGAGAGATCCTGGGCCCGGGTCCAAAGTTCCCTCAGGGATGCCCTTCCCTCTTCGACCTACTCGCTCTGGCTTGAGCCCTTGGCCTGCATCGGCGTGGCAGACGGGGCTCTTTGCGCCGAGGGTCCCAAGCACGTCGTGGAATGGACCGAGAGGCGCTACGGGCGCCTCATAGGCGAGATGGTGCGCGAGCACACGGGTTACGCTGGGGCCTACCTCTTCGTGGCTCAGGAGGACCCTGAGAGCGCCGGAGATGGCTTGCTGTGAAGCCCTACGAGGTCTACCAAGACACCGAGCAGTGGATTCCCTGGTTCAACTGGTTCTGGATCAGGGTGCCTGTAAGGCCCGGAGAAGAAGGCCAGGGCGGTTACCCCTTCCGCTGTCTGGCCGAGCGTGCAGCTAGGAGGGCGACGCGATGAGCGATCTCATATTGCACAGCTGGGCTGAGACTACGGTCTATCCCGCCGGAACTAGCAATTCCTCCAAAGCTCCCTGTGACGGCGATCAGTGCCCCGTTTGCGAGGAGCCGTTGAGCGAGGGCGAACGAGTCCACCTAGTTACCGAGTCAATTGCTGCCGACAAGTGGGTCCACGATTCGCATATCTGGAAGGAGGGCCGATGACCGACCCCACACAGACAGTGCATATAGAGCTGGAGCGGCTAGCGGCTGAGCAAGAGCTGCGGTTCCTGCTCGCTCGCCAGGGAGAAGTCACCTGCGAGAGCCATTCAATCGATGGTGACTGCGATGCCTGCGAATGGGAACAGGCGGCTATTAAGCAGCTCCGAGCCGCCCTCTCGTCTTCCCCGGAGCAGGCGGGATCAGAAGCCGAGCGAATAGCGCGCAAGGCGTTCATTGCTGGCGGCCAGTTTGTGGACGACAGCGTCTTCCGCGACAAACGAGGCAATTTCCACGCGGCGAGCACGGAGTCCCTGGTAAAAGCTGCCCGCGACTATTCCAAGGAGCCGTCATGACCGAGTGCACCTTGCCTCCTAGTGGCTGGCGTTGCACCCGCGAAGCTGGACACGACGGTCCGTGCGCCGCAGTTCCCTCTTCCCCGGAGCAGGGAGGGGAGGGAGCGGCGGCTGCATTGCTCCGAACGATTCGTTCATGGTGCGACGACCCGCCCGCCGGGCACGACGCCGTTGGTCGCTGGCTGAGCGCTGACCGACTCGCCGAGAAGCGCCTGCGGCTGGTCGCGACCCCGGCGGCGGGCAACAAGCGCCGCAAGAAAGCCCAGCTTCAGATCGGCGAGGCCGTCTAATGCCCGAGTGGCCCCAGCAGAAAGAGTGGACCGTCCTGGCGGTGCGCGAGGGCAAGAAGAACCTGAACACGCATGGGGAGTTCCAGGCCTTCTACATCGACTTCCAGGGAGCCGACGATGTCAACTGGTACCGCAAGCTCCCCGCTACGGTCGAGGTCGGCAAGAGCTACTTCGGCACGATCAGCGAAGGCGAGCGTGGCTTGCGCTTCAAAAAGGAAACGCCTGGCAACGGGGCTGGCCCCGAACACAAGAGCACGGGAGGGCGGCAGATGAAGCCAGAGTCCGAGTGGGACCCTGAGAAGGTCGCGAGGATGGGGAGGGCTCACGCCCAGGGCGTGGCGATCCGGATCATGGAGTACCTGCAACGCCAGAATACGCACCCGGTCGATGCGCTGGCTGCTTCTGGCATCGGGGACCCGCCCGAAGACACGCTCGGGCTTCTCTTTGCCATCTCGGACCTCCTCGCCCAGGACGTCGACACGGCGGGCGAGCGCGCCAAGGCCGCTGCGTCACTGGACAAACCTGCCGAGCCAAAGCCAGCGCCCATGATGACGCGGCAGGCATTCGGCAACGACGAGCCCGTGGACGAAACCACGATGCGCAACCTCTGCGAAGCAGCGGGCCTAGACAAGGTTGCAGCCCCCGCCCTCACAGAGTTCATCTGCAAGCGCCTCAACGCCGAGCAAAAGCAGCGGGCCAAGGTTGGTCTGGAAACAGAACCGCAGGTCGTCGTGGGCCAGCTCAGGACGGCTTACGGGGAGACCTTCGGGAGCGACCTGCCCGAAGACGGATCAGATGTGCCCTTCTGACGAAGAGCGCCAACGAGTGCAGTCAGAGCTCGCCTACGTCCGCGGCCACCTCGAAGGCTACGCCGACGTACTTGCCCTGACCGACACGATCGTCAAGGGGTCGCTTGTGCGGTCGCTACGCGAAGACGCTGGCGCCCTACGCGCTCTTGAAGACGCTCTTGAAGATGAGAACGAGTCTCATTAAGCCAATGATGCAATGACAGATTCAAAACGTCACCCCGGGGACGATCCCTCCGTCGAAGCCGAGTTCGGCGCAGCTCCCCTCGATTGCGACGAGGGCTACAACGTCCCTTCAGCCATGGAGCCCGCGGACCGCAGGTGGGAAGAGAAGGCCAAGCGGATGCGCGAGGACGAAGCAGGCGAACGGGCTGCGTTGGGGCACTGGCCGTGAGCCACAGCCCAAAAGAGCGCCTGCCGCGCTGCCCTTCCTGCAAGAGCAGGAACCCGATGTTCACGCGCTGCATGGATCGAAGGCTGGCAGAAGCCGAAGGGCACAAAGTCCCATCCCCTTCTCTTCGCGGCGGGTGCCCCGATTCTTGGCACGAGAGCCGCTAGCATTCCCCGCGAGGCAATCAGCTCTCCTCTCGCCTCAGCCCCGCTGGCCGTGACTTCGACGGGATACGGTTGGCGGGGCCTCTTGCTTGTAGGATCAAGGGCATGGAGAAAGAGAGGAAGAGCATCGCGCCGACCTACGACAGCCGTGCAACAGGTGACGCATACACGGTCGAAGTCCGAGAGAGAGGCAGCCGTCTCGACCGCCACGCGGTTGCTGATCCCTTTGTGAATACAACGGTCCACCCGCGTGGCTGGCGGGCGGCTCTCGCGGTGCTCCTTAGGCGGTACGAGGTTTCAGTCCACGTTTCGGCAGATCTTGAACGGGTTGAGGACATCTTCGAGCTAAACGACGACTACAAGGGGCAGCCAGGATCAACTAGGCGTGCCGAGTGGGACGCTGAATTTCAGAGGGGCCTCGAAGACTTCGCGGCGGTCTGCGGTGAGCACGAAACTGACTAAGTGTCATGAACAGGCGCAACCGCCACACCCCCGAGGAACGCCATGAGGCGCTGACAGTCTACGCAAGCTGCGAAGGCCGCAGGGATCTCTACGAGAAGACGAAAGCGGACCTCGGCCTTCAGGTCTCCCTCTCCGCGGTCAGGTCCATCGCCTACGAACACCGCGAGCTCTACGAACAGATCAAGGCTGAAGTCGAGCAGTCCAACAGGCTGCGAATGCAGGACCGCTACGGAGCCTTCTCAGACGCAGCGATGGACGCGGCAGAGGAGGGGGCAAGGCAGACGATGGAAGCCCTGCAGGCGGGTTCCCTGCGGCCCAAGGAACTGCCCAGGGCAACGCGCGAAATGGTCGAGGCTGCACGCATCGCGACCGAGGAGAAGGAAACCCTCGCCGGCCGTCGCCAGCCCGCCTCTCCGGTCAGCTTCACGATCCTGCTCAAGGAGCTGGCCGAGCTGCCGGGCGTGACCGTGCGCGGGGTAGAGGACTCCGAGCGCCCTCAGCTGGTAGCTGAGGCCTAGCCCTTTCCTAGCCTCAGCCCCGCATTTCGGGCAGGCGCTCTGGTCTCCTGCGTAATGCGGCATGAAGACGTAGGGCTTGCCGCAGATTTTGCACTTGACGGTTTGCTCAGTCATCCGGGAACCTCCTCTCTAGCTCGTGGATAGCGCTTCTAGCTCAGTGACAACGCGGTCCGCTTCTCGTTCATAGGCGCCGGACTCGGCGGCGGACCCGGCGGCGGACCTGGCGGACCCGGCGGCGGACCTGGCG